AGAGTGAACAGCAACTGTGCGAGGAACGCGGCTGCGTGTATGTTCGCCTGCGCTCCGGCCCGAATCGTTGCTTTGCGAAGGAAGCATTCAAATGACCGTAGACACCGAAAAGATGAAGGCGCTGGCACTTGCGGCAACGCCGGGGCCGTGGCAGAAAAACTATGGGAACTTCAACGTAATTGCGCCCAATGAAACGAACGCGGGACTTGATCGCTACCACGTTTGCATGGCCGAAGGGCGCGATTACCTGCAAATGTCACGCAACGCCGAATTCATAGCAACCGCCAACCCCGCTGCTGTGCATGAGCTTTGCACCGAAGTCGAGCGCCTGCGGGCTGAGTTGGCTACCCGGTGCCGCGCGGAGGGTGGCGATACGAGCGAAAACATGGTGCTGGGAAAACGCGCGGAAAACGACGCAAAATCCGCTGGAACCCGCATGGGCATTGGCTTTGCTGGCGCTGGCCAAATCGCGGCTCCCGCATCTGGAACAGAGAAGGATGCGGAGCGGCTTCTCGCTGCCATCGTGCGGAGCGACGTGGGCATAGCCACCCGCCACAAGCTGGAAGACGGCCAGGGCACCGCAACGGAAGACGGCAAGAACTGGATGGCCGCCATCGAGTTTGTTGCAGCTATTTCTGCGCACACCAAAGCCGGGAAGCCGGCGTAGGTCGGAGTTTAGGAAGGAAAGAGGATGAGTGCTATCTTTGAAATGCCGATGTCATCGGAGACGCTCGAGCCCGACGAAGTCGAGAGGATCTCAGGCTGCAGCCGCAAGGCCGAGCAAATCGAATGGCTCAAACGCCATGACTGGGTCTTCGTCAAGAACCACGCCGGCGTCCCGATCATCGGACGGCTGTACGCCAGGCTTAAACTGGCAGGCATCAATCCTGCTGCACTGGCGGCGCCCCAAGCCGGCGGGTGGCAGCTTGACGTATCCAACATTCGATAACAGGCAAGCAATGCGACCGAAGACGACCGGTAAAAAGCTTCCGCCGCGGATGCTCGCGCGGACGCGAAAACTAAAATCCGGCGAGGTCTGGACAGGCTACTACTATAACGGCCGGGATGAGGAAGGAAAGCGGAAGGAGATCCCTCTCGGGACTGATCTGGCCGCGGCGAAGCGGAAGTGGGCAGAGCTCGAGTGCGTCGAAGTGCCGCCCGATGCATCCCTCATGAAGTACGCGTTCGACCAGTACGAGCGCGACATCCTGCCGAAGAAGAAGCCGTCGACGCAGCGGGAAAACAAACTTTGCCTGAAGGAGTTGCGCCGCAGCTTCGATAAAGCGCCGATCGAGATGATTACGCCTCACGACATCTCGCGATACCGGGACGCCAGGACGGCACCCGTCCGTGCGAACCGCGAGATTGCCCTGCTCTCGCACGTCTTCAACATGGCGCGCGAATGGGGTTTTACGAAGCGTGACAACCCATGCCGCGGCGTGCGAAAGAACGTAGAGAAGCCGCGCGACTACTACGCCGAGGACGACGTGTGGAATGCGGTGCGCGACGCCGGCACCGAGGCCTTACGTGATGCGATGGATCTTGCCTACCTATCAGGCCAGCGCCCAGCAGATGTACTGAAAATGAACGATAGCGACATCCGGAACGACGAGTTGCACGTCAGGCAAAACAAGACTCAGCATGCTTTGCGCATCAGGTTGCATGTGGACGGGCAGTTGACGGGGCTCGGCGCGTGTATAGACAGGATTCAGGCCCGCCCGGTACGCTCGATGAGCGGAGCACTTATTTGCACAGAACAAGGCCAGCCATTGACTGCGAAGATGCTGCGCGACCGGTTCGAGGCGGCGCGCAAGGCGGCAGCCGAAAAGGCAAAAAAGGATCGGCAAGAAGATCTGGAGAGACGGATCAAGGCGTTCCAGTTCCGCGACATCCGCCCGAAAGCAGCGAGCGAAATCAGCAGTCTGCAGGACGCGAGCGACCTGCTCGGACACACCGATAAGGCGATTACAAAGCGGGTGTATCGACGCGCAGGCGAGGCAGTCAAGCCAACAAAATGAGCTAGGGTTGCGGAAACCGTTTCCGCAACTGCCTGCGAAATCAGCAAGGCATGAACTAAAATCGACGACCTCGTCGCTGTCGGGGAAACAAAAAGCCCTTGATTTATAAGGGCTTATCTGTATGTTCTGGCGGAAGCGGTGAGATTCGAACTCACGAACGGGTTCCCCCGTCGGCAGTTTTCAAGTCTACGAACTAAACCCTTTCGGCTCAACAGGTTAGTTCGACTTCGTTTCCGCAGCACCGCTGATTTTGATGGGATTTTTCCCTTATTTTTCAATGGTTGCCGATTAGGTTGCGGAAACGATTTTGCCGCCCTGAGACGCTGCCGGTACCACGGTCTTTGCGTGCTCGGGAACCGCCGGCCGCTGCGGCTTGAACACATGCGCAGGCCCGACTGACAGCGGCAGAAACAGCGGCTCATCCCGCTGCGGTCCCTGCCGCTTTACGAACCCGATATTGATCCCGCCAGGCGCCGGCCGCACGCTCAAACGCAGCGGTGCCGGCGAAGCATCAACCTCGGCAGCCAACGGGCGCATATTGAAGAACAGCGTTTCGCCCTGCTGAGCAGCAAGGTGCAAGCGGCGCAGACTGTCGGCGCGCACGTGCTGGATCCGCGTGCTGCTTGTCGATCCCTGTCCCGGCCAGAACAGCAAGGCGCCGCAACCCCCGCTGCGCAGCACCTGCTCCGCAGCCCACAGTGCATCCGCCGCGCGATCGGCACGCAGCCAGATGGCCGAGGCAGGAGGGATGCCCAGTGCGGCGAGCGCCAAGGCTTGGGGCGCATGCGGCGGCGTCAGAAACACCACGCGCCGATCGGCAACCTTTGCCAGCGCCGGCGCAATCAAGCGCATCTCCCCTATTCCTGGTTGCTGCACAAGAAGGTCGACGAGTGTTCCCGTTGGCCACCCGCCGCCCGGCAGCTGGTTTGACAGCGCCGGGTGACCTGTATCGACGCACCGCGCACGACTGCGTGCAAGCTGCGAAGCCCGCCAGAGTGACGGGTGCAACTGCTCGAGTTCGGCGACGGGCGGTAATTGGCTCATGGTTGACGCAATGAAATACTGTGTTTATATACAGTATATCAAACTGCCATTGCTCAACGCTGTTTTGCACCGGTCCGGTACGCTTCTCCTCATGATCGAACGCACCGACCTTGTTACCGCCAGCCGGGTTGAGCTGGCTCTCATCCTGCTACCGATGATTGGATGGCTCAAGACTTCCTACACCTTGGGGGCGAGCGGCGTTCCGCTTGAAGTCGCTGTACGGGTCATGGTTCTGCCGGAAGCGCGCAGGCCTACGCGACCAGTAGCATTTCTGGCGTGACGGTATTACGGCAGACCACCCCGAAGTCGGCATGGTATGTGATCGCGGTGCACTGCCGTTCGCTCATCCAGCCGCCGCGCGCTGCATAGGCATCCCGGGCCGCCAGGGTCGAGTGCTGGACCACGGACATCCCCGAGTGCTCCTTTTCCTCGAAGTGGTGGCGGTGACCGGTGTGCGCATAGCGCCTGGTCGTATCGCCCCAAACCTTCGGGAACTGCGCAGCGAATAGCAGCGGAAGCTGATCGTTCTTCTTTAAATGGCCGTGATGCCATGCCAGCATGGTCTGACCGTGCTGGTAGACGTAGTACGGCAGTTCGGAGTCGATCACCTCAACCCGCGGCTCGTTCTCGTAAAGGGCCTTGAACATGGCTCGCAGCCAGACGCTGGACGCCAGGTCGTGATTGCCTTCTGCCATCAGGACAACCACGCGCTCATGCTTCTGCAGCGCGAAGCCAATTACTCGGCGCAGGATCCGGATAGCAGTCTGCACAACCTTCGGGAATCGACCGTCTTGGTCTAAAACGTGTCCGGAAGTGGGCGTACGCCCCTCAATCATGCCCATGCCATCACTGTGCATCCAGTCACCGAGTTGCGCCACGATCCCGGTATGGGCAGGCGGGCTGGCCTCGACCATATGCTGGAAGCAGCCAACTAGGGTACGCTCCGCGATGCCGAGATCCCAGTCGCCGTTGGGGTCTAGGTTTTCTTTGTGCCACGCGAACATCCCGACATGGCTGTCGGTCAGGGTGTAGACGTTCGCCAGCTTGGCGTTTGTCACCGCCGGCGCCTTCACGGGCTTGGCGCGCGGAAGCTCTTCAGCCATCGCGCTGAAGGCAGCCTGCATGACCTCGCGTTGCCGATCCATGTCCACGGACGACTTCACCCACTGCCCGGCCGGCTGGCCTTCCTTGTTGTAGTAGGTGGAGACGCCCTTGACGATGAACCCATCGGGCACGGTCCGGGTCATATCGTGCGCCGGCGAGTAACCCTGCCGTGCGGCCGCCAGGATCATGCGGCCGATCGCGCCGTCGATCGTGTTCTTGGCGACGCCCAGTGCACGCGCCGCCGCACGCTTGCTGCCGTGTTGTAGCACAGCGTCGAAGTAGGCAGCCTGCTGCGGGCTTGCCGCAAATTCGCGCAGGTTCGGATCGAGGGTGTTCTGCTTGGTCATGCGGTTCCTTTACTTAGGCCAGGCCTGTACCGTCTTCGCATGGCGCGCAGCACAGTCGGCGTATTGGTGCAGCAACCCGATCGCCCAGGCCTGCCACACGTCGTAGTCCGGAGACTCGGGTTTCGGCACGTCCGGGCACGGCGCCGCAAGCGCGCTATCGAGGGATGGCTTGATTTGCGGCGTCAATGGCGGAGTCGAGGTTGCGCACCCGCACAGCGTCAGGCTTGCAATCCACAGGCAGAGGCTTCGCATTGCGCAGTTCCTTGGTGAGCGCCGCAATCTTGGGCGCTAGGGTGGTTTCGATTCCGGCGTACTCGGTCGCCGCCTTGTGGATGGCAGCGGCATCGGCCTGCAGCGTGGTCAGCGCAACGGTTGCTTGCGCCGCCTTCTCCTGCGCCTGGGTAGCCTTCAGGCGCGACAGCTCATTGCTGAGCCGCCAGCCGTTGATGACCCAGCCGGCGCCGAATGCAAGAACTCCGGCAGCGATTCCGGCTCCGACCATGAACGGCGCGCGATACGGCGTCAGGCGGGCCAACAGCGCGGCGATCATGCCGGCATCCTCAGACCGTCCAGGAACAGCGCTTTCTCGGCCGCGCGTCGGTCGACCAGCCCCTTGAGCTTCTGGCCGTTCGAATACACCCAGCGGTCAAACTGCTCGGCGGCTGCCTTGTGGCTGCCCTTGTTCAGCAGGATCAGCATGGTCGATTCGGCCAGCGCCTTCGCGCCCAGGTTGAACGTGAAGGACACGAGTGCGTCGAATTGCTGCTGGACCAGCGGCGCCTTGACCAGCGACGACACTGCAGCCTCGGCGTCTTCCAGATCCTGCGTGAGCCAGACGTCGGCCTGCTGCTGAGAGCAGCGGTCACCCATCTTGACGCCGCGCGTGTGGCCGACTCCGATCGTGGGAATGCCAGCGGGACAACGATACGCCTGCAGGTAGCAGCCTTCGAACTGGCGGATCAGCGCACGGCACGCACCGGAGGCCTTCATGTGGGCGGCGTTCATTGCGTGTCCTTCGGGGCGTCCGCCGGCAGGCTGAACTTGGAGTTCGCCAGGCTTTCGAGCTTGAACAGGGCGCGACTACCCATGTGGGCCATGATGCCAACCAGCGCGTACTTGAGAGACGTGGGCGCGCCGATGTAGTCGCACAGGTTCGCGACGACGATCCCGGTGAAGCCAGAGATCACCAGTTCGCCGACGAACTCAGTGACGTTCCAGGCGCGGACGTGACCCTCTTTCATCTTGCGCATGAAGGAGGCCAAGCCGCCCAAGAGGGACAAACCGATAAGCAGTGCCCAGCTGAGAAGCACGTCCAAGGTGCCAGGGGTGGGGGTTTGGTTCATTTCGCGCTTTCAGGAGAGGCTGCGACGGTCGTAAAAAAACCCGCCGAAGCGG